GTATATTGCCTTCTGGATAGTGGGAGTAGTTATAGTAAAGGTTTACGCTAATACTCATATCCACAAATTTCTGTAAAACTGCACATATGTTCAAAATGGCTTTGTTATCTTTCATTTCCCAAGCTAACGTATAGTAGTTTTTTCTAGAGTTATAGTTTGGCACTAGCTGCTTTAAAACGCCGTTTTTAGCCTTCTTGTAAGAAACTAGACTCCTGACAGGCTCTATTCCGTTTGTGCTGTTCTGGATAACGCTAGATGACTCACATGGCATGATAGCGGTTAACGTAGAATGTCTTAAGCCATGATCTGCGATTCTTGTTCTTAGTCCTTCCCAATCCATAGTGTACTCTGGACTAACTAGTTCGTCAACCGTTTTTTTGTACCAATCTATTGGTAATAGACCTTGTGCATACTTGGTGTCTTGAAATTTATTGCATGGCCCAAGTTTTTGTGCTAGTTTACAAGATTCGTTGAGTAGATGCCATTGAATTTTTTCCATTGTGGAATGGACCAGCTTTAAAGTTTCTGGATCATCATACTTTAACTTTTGCTTTGCTAAGTATGCTGCAAAATTAGTAATGCCTATACCAAGAGATCTACGATTTTTCGTAAAATTTTCTCCAGCAAGAACTGGATAATCTTGATAATCTATCACGCTTTCTAATGTCTGAACAGCCATAGCACAAGCCATCTGTATGTCTCTGTCATCTTCCATCTCTAAAAGATTCAGTGCTGATAAAATACAGATGCCTATTTCTCCATTTGGATCATCTATAGAAGTTATAGGTTGTGTTGGATGGATTATTTCTTGACACAAATTACTCATGTAAACAGGAACTAACCAAGATCCATGCTCATTTGCATTGTCAATATTCATTACATATATGCGTCCAGTTTCTAGTCTTTCTTTAGCAAATATTTCTGCTAATTTTCTAGCACTGATTTTTTTCTTCATCTTGACATATCTGTTATTCTCATACTTCTCGTATAGCTTTTTGAAATCTTCGTTGTCATTCATAGAACTATACAAGCCGCCCGTTTCTTCTGGATTGAATAACGTAATGTCTTCGTTCTTAATCAAGCGTTCGTAGAATAACTTATTAAACTGTACAGAGTAATCTAGTTTACGCACTCTGTTATCGTCTGTGCCAGCATTGTTCTTTAATGTCATTACATCTTCTATTTCATAATGCCAGAATGGAATATGTACTGTTGCTGATCCTCCACGAATTCCATTTTGACTAGTGGCTTTTACCGTAGACTCAAATATCTTTAAGTATGGGATAAGACCAGTGTGTATTACTTCTCCACCGCGAATACTTGCATTGATTGGTCTAATGCGTCCTATATTCAGTCCTATGCCAGCACGACGAGCAGTATATTTACCAACGGCATGTACGCTAGAAAAAATGGAGTTTAGATCATCCTCAACGTCTACAAGAACACAACTTGCAAATTGCTTAATTTTTGTTCTTACGCCAGCCATAATTGGTGTTGGTAAATTGATCTTAAAAGTAGAAAAACACTCATAAGCTTTCTTGACTTCTTCTACCGTGTTGAATAGTGCTAATGCTATGCAAATGTAGGCAAATTGTGGAGTTTCATATATCTCTCCTGTTGCACGATTTTTTACAAGGTACTTGTCTATTAACTGCTGCAAACCAGCATATGTGAATAGATAGTCTCTGTCGTGGTCTATTATTTTATCTAATTCACTCAGCTGATCAGAAGTCCACTTATTGAGTATTTCTTTATCGTAGACATCGCTTTCTACATTTTTTTCTATGTGCTTTTTTAAGGTCGGTGGATTATCATATCTTTCCCAAAGATCTTTTCTTAGGGACATGTTCAACAACCTTGATGCAACATATTGATAATTAGGTTTTGAGCTTGATGTTAAATCGTTAGCAGATTTGATAAGTATTTGATGTATGTCTCTTGTGTTTATTCCATCCTTTAAGGATAGATGGGCATTCATTTCTATGTCCGACCAAGAAACATTTGCTATATCCTTTATAGCCCATTCTACTACTTTGTGGATTTTCTCCACGTTATATTTTTCAAAAGAACCATTCCTTTTTTGAACCTGCATATATATTATCCCCTATCTAATCTAGTAGAAAGTAGAGAGTATCACTCAAATATTTTTCTGAATAGTCTTTCGACTATAAATTTCAACACGACCGGCAACAAAACATATAGCAAAATAAATGTAAGAATAGCGGAACCGTGTCGTTCTTCATTTCTGATGTTTTCTGTTATAAAATCTTTACATTGTTGCTTTAAAACTCTTTGTTCAGCAAATGAGGCTTCACGAAAAGCCTTGCTCTGATAGGCTATTGTAGCCCATTCAGTTCCGTAATGCAAGCACTTGGTTGCAAGTTTTTTTCTGGCATCGTCTTTAAATTCGCTTGATATGGCTTCTTCTATTTCCGAGAAATCAAACAGCTGACCATAGATTAGCTCTTGTGTTTTCTCATATGAAAAATCTATATCTGGAAGATATCTTAGCTTTATAGTACCGCCAGTTTCACCTAGACACAATCCATTAACGTGTGCCGAAAGTGTTATGAATCTTTTCCAGCTTAATCTTGGAGAATTATCAACAAAGTCTAAAGAGATTGTGTCATTCTCTTTGGTTATCTTTATATTCAGAGGTTGTGGAAACTGAATATTGATATTATTTATTGAATAACCAGATTCTGAAAAAATCTGATAAATTATATCTCTAACCTGTTTTAAGTCTATCATTGTTTTTGTATTAATGACCAAGCAAGACCCATAAATTTTGCAGAGATGTCTGCCTTTTCTGTCTCTGTGAGTATGTGATTATCTTCACCAATACTTGACTTGAGCAGTTTTACTAATTCAACATCTAAATCATTGTACTTATCTTTTAAAGAATCAGTAAAAAAGAAACTCGCCGCCAAAACATAAACATCATTTGTTTGCTGATTATCGGCTGTATAGTTTGTTATGCGTGTGGCAAAATCTTGATTAAAAATTGCTAGCTTTGCTCTGTCTGTTGGGTCCGTAACAAGGTTAGAGATTGGTTGTACCAAATCTATTATATCTTGTGCTGGCTTTTTAATATCCAATATAGCGATTTCATCTTTATCTATTACAACATTAGATGATTTTTGAATAGCTAAAACTAATCCGAATAAAACTAAACAGATTGCTACGGCGTTCTTTAAATTAAGATTGAACTTCATCTTCTAAAATCCCATTCAATAAAGGAAAGACTTCATCTAATTTTTGTGACGCTACATCTAGATGAAAATTGTCACATTTTGCTTTGAGTTGATACCACAAGCTGACAATTTCCAAAAACTCTTTTTGTTTATCTGAACTATTCTGGTTTGGTACTGTATTATTGTTTTTAAAGAATAGCTTCGACATCAGATATGAAAAATCTATGAAATTGGTCATTAGTAGTAATAGGCCCAACCCAATTGAGCCATATATAAGATAATTTATGTTCATTTTGGACCTTTTAACGATGATTGACCATGATAGCGACACGGAGTTTTATGTCCGTCGCCTTGAACTATTATACCCGTTCCGCGACAAACGCACTTAGACGCATCTGGATTGGTTCCATCGTCTGGTAGTGGTTCTGGCTTTTTCTGGAACACTTCCTTTTCTGCTTTTATAAAAGAGTCTGTTGACTGCTTTTTCCATTCTTCAACATAAGAAGAATACATATTAGTTATGTCTTCATTTTCTACAAAACAAAAATTCGGGCTACAACAACCCAGCACAACCAAACCAAGTATGATCCATAGGTATTTCATTATGTCACCTGCTTGTTTTAACCTATTCTCCAACATTCATCAATATTGTCATAGAATGTTGTTATGCTACTTCCGGGAGTTAATACATAATCATTGCCAGATGCGCATTTTATTTGTGGACCACTTAAGGCTGCGATATGCAAAAAAGTGATATTAAAAGATCCAACATTTGAAAGTATTCTTATGTCGCTATAATCTCCCTCGCTATCTGGATATGGCTCTAATCCATCCACAGAGTAATTTCCAGTGGATGTTAGTCTGACTATTCTTGCTGTTCCTATGTCCAAAGACCCCACAACATCATCTGTTATGGAGTCCGCTGTATCATAAGTATACAGTATATCATTTACTTCGCTATAGAAATCTGTGATATTGCTAACGGTATGACTATGTGGAAGATCTCTTATACTGGCTAGTGTTAATTTTTCTGTTGCTGTGCCAGCTTGATTATCTGAAGGAATCACGCCGCTAGGATGAGCGGTTCCTAAAGGTAGATCAGAAATCTTAATATTTGACATATTATGTTCCACCAAAATAATAATTTACATCATCAAATCTATTTGTATACTTGCTTTCTAAAGCAGTATAGCCGATACTGGTTTCGTATGTCGCATTTAAAGTTTCGAATTCGCCTGTTCTTTGGCAATAAACGACACAAGTTGCGTTCTTCGGTGTTTCAACTCCGCTAACCACATTTGTAACTACGTCTGTTGTTGAAATTGGCATGATATTCTCCTAAAAGTCATTTGTGGCCTAAGTGCTAATATAGTATACACTGTTCATAGATATAAAACAGCTGTGTTCCTAAACTATGCCAAGGATATTTGATCCGTTTACTCCCTTTCCGTATTGAAATTCTATGTCTGCATAAGTACCGTCATATCCGTTACTTATCATTTGTTCTGCTGATGATAGCGTAAATGTTCCAGTTCCCGTTATCGTTCCACCCCTATTTGTTGCTAAATTTTGAAATAGGGCATTGCCGCTGACTACGGCGGTAGAATCTAAGTATGTTTCGTCACTTAAAGTTGCTAAATTAGTTACTAAAATTGCTATGCTAATGTATGGATAACTTCCGGTTGTGCTTATGTCATAAACAGATGGATTTGATGATGTATTGCTGGTTATATTATTTTGTACTATTACATTTTGATATGGCATAATTTCAGAAGGTACAGCGCCATATCCACTCGCGTTTGCAAAATCTAAATACCAATTTCCGACAGTACTCCAATCCCCGTCATTCATTGGCCCACCAAAATATAACGTATATCCATAGTATGTTACGAATCCGGTTACTGTGCCACCGACCGGTTTTTCTGATGGGTAATAAACATCAACATCACCATTAATTGTTCCATCATTGCTAGAAGTGGATTGAAATATTACAGGATTGTAATTATTTATTGTTCCTTGGTTATTAGACGAATCATTAAATGTTATATTTCCCGCCACCCCAGATGATTGAGTTAATGTAGCGCTCGTAGTTAAGTATGAAAAATCTCTAAAAAAAGCCGAATCACAAGTTATATCTATATTAATAAACGGATTAGACACTACAACCCCGGTTACTGTTAAGTCTCTAATAGTAGTATCTAAACTGCCCGTATTGCTACCAACGCTAGCTTCGACCAAAACATCATCTTTAGATATAGTTGGATTGGGCGGTGTTGTTTGGTTCATATGAGCAGAGTCGCTATACCAAAAATTTCCACCCCAATCTTCGCTGCTACTAGTATGATAAAAATATACTGTTCGTGCTGGATATCCACTGTAGGACAGTGTTCCGTTTATTGTGCCAGTATACGAAAAAGGCGCTGGATGATCATAATATACGGTAACATTTAGTGTAACTGTACCACCAGTAAAAACGCTAGTACCATAGAACGATGCGTTTCCTGTTATTGTGCCACTAATAAATTCACTAGAATCATTAAATACCACATCTCCTGTAATATTTGCTCCACCATAATTAGAATGTCCTAGTTCGGATGTACTATTGAAAGTAACAGTTCCAGAAGCACTAATATCGGTATTACCAGTTACATAGGAATTTCCATTAAATATAGCGTTGGTACAAATTATGTCTGGACCCGCATACATACTATCTCCAATGTAGTATGTATCTGATACTGTTAATGTAGACGCTACGTTTAGAGCATATGGTGTACTCATAGTTAAACTATAATTTATTGTAGCATTATTACAGTACATGTCTGTTGTTGTATTGTAAATAGATCCACCAATTATTACATCATCGCTATTAGATGGAATATCGTATGATTGCTGAGTATAGCTACTATCAATCCACCAATTTAGATTATTATGCCAATCGTTACTAACGGCAGCATTGTAATATAGTGTTGAGTAATTAGTGTAAAAAGTACCACCAGCTATTGTTAAGTTTGATCCAACAGTACTAGTATATCCACTTTGATATATTAGATCACCTCCAGTAGCTATCCAATCTATAGGACCAGATCCAGTTATGTAAATATTACCAGACACATCAGCAATATTTGCTGATATCCCGCTTTCGGTTTGACCAGTACCAGCAAATGATAATATACCGTTAATATAAACTAAATCTCCAGCATGACCTATTATACCACCATTATCACAAGTCACATCTCCATAAACTGTAGCAAATCCACCAATTTTTCCACCATTTTGTAACGTAACTTCTGGAGAATAAAGATCTATAGCAGTTATTATACCACCACTATCAATAGTTGTAGTATTTACAGTTGGCGTAGTAGAACTCGCTGTGTCCACAGGAGATGATATAACAACATCATCGCCGCTAGTTGGTGTTTGTCCAGAAGTTCCTCCAGATGGAGCGTCATACCAATTTGTAGAATCATCCCAATCTGTTGGTGCTGTGCCGCCACCTAAAAAATAATATGTAGCCATTTATATCCTCATTATAGTGATTTAACAATCATTTCATTGCTTGGAACTAGTGTTTTTAACACCGAAGCTGGATCATTTCCAAGAACTTCAAGGACTCGTTCTTCTAGTTGAGCCTGAGTATAATCACCAACAGCATCATAGTCCTCACCACTCCACAATACCAAAGGAATTGGAAAAGGGGTGATACGCACACTACAGGTTTTCTTATTTACATCATCAAGAATAAGTAACTTTAATGATGATAGTGTTATTGGTGGTAAAGTTTTAAATGATCCGTCACGTTTGAGTATAGGATCAACATTAACAACTATTGGATTATCTAAGTTCATAAATTTTCTCCACTATTAATAACCGGGTACGAATGCTACAACATCCCACTTAACACGACCAGCATGATATGTTGCTGCTAATATATCTGTTGCTCCAGCCGCCGTACTCCAAGGTAGCGGACTACTTGCTGATGATGGAATTTGGAATTCACTACCTAAAGATACAGTATGACCACCAGTGCCGTCTTGAGTTATTCTCCAACGAACCGTAACTCCGTCAACGGCATTTGTGGGGTTGCTTAGTGTGGTTGCTCCAGTAAGTGTCATATCAAAAATTTGACCGGTTGATACATCTGTTCCAACGCTACCGCTAACATTACCATTACTAATTACTGTTGGATAAAGTTGTTTGAATTTGCCAGTTGATGCTGTTGTTGCTCCTATCGCTGTATTATCTATGCTGCCACCATCAATATCAACCTTACTAAGATCAACTTCGCCGGTTCCGTTGGGTGTAATAGCTATATTTCCGTTTGATCCTTGATTAATTACTATACTTCCGCTATTTGTTCCACCGTTTGTATTGACCGTCAAATTTCCAGTGCCATTTGTCGTGATCGTGGCGGCAGAATTGCTATCTCCAACTCTTAATGTGTCGGCATCGACTTGAACATCTCCAGTGCCGCTTGGTGCTAGAACTATGTTTCCATTTGTATTAGTTGAACTAATTGTATTGCCATCTACCCTTATGTTATCAACGTCTAAAAATCCATTGAAGTATCCACTACCAACAACGTGTAAAGTATATGTTGGATTGGTTGTGGCAATGCCAACTCTACCGCCAAGTGGATTCAAAGATAGCGGATAATAATCAGTTCCACCGCTTTGAATATAACAGGCGTATGGACTATTACTAAGTGTTCCAAAAATAAGCGCATTTGTAGAACTTCCAAGTATTTTTATAATACCAGTAGCAGCACTGGCGCCAACTGTGGAAGTACCATAAACTTCTAGAGGTGCTGCTGGCGTTATTGTACCTATACCAAGTCTATTATTCGTAGCATCCCAATAAAGCTGACCACTATCAGCAATTATTCCACTAGAGCTATTCCAATACGCTATGTGGCTAGCAACGCCTGTTCCAGTAACAGGATTTGTCAGCGTATTTTGTTTAGCGCTCAATTGGGTTTGTATTGCGCTCGTAACACCCTTTACATAACTCAGTTCAGTTAAACTTGGATATGTTACAGTGGATAACGACACAACGTTTTTATTGCCATCAAAACTAGCTATAGTATTGGTTGTTTGATTACTTATAGTAACTTGAGTGCCAGAAAATCTCCAATCGTTACCACTAAATCCAATATGTTCTCCATCTTCGGATGCATAAATACTACCTTCAACATTATTTCCTTGAAATTTAATATAGTGAAAACCATTAGTAGAATTTGTTGTTGGTTCTATTGTTATGCCATAAGACCCTTCTAAAAATGAACCACTTTTAGCTACTATATTACCGCTAATATTTAGATTGGTTCCATTAAATGTTAGATTACTTTCTCCGTTTATACCAGTACTAGTGCCATCACTAGTTAATATTCTATTATCGCCAGCATTTGATATTGTTGCTCCACCGCCACCACCTCCAGTAATTGTGAGTGTGCCAGAAGCGTCACTATAAGAGATAGTGATACCACTTGCTCCAATCAGGAATCCGCTAGCTCCAACAACATCCTGCACAGCTTCAGTAAAGTCTGTAATATTTGACGAAATGTGCGTATGTCCACTAACACTAACATTTGTTCCATTAAGTTGTAATGATGATGTAAAATTACCACTAGCTGCACTTAGCAACCCACTACTAATAGTTAATCCATTGGTGAAAGTATGATTAGCCTCGACTGTTCTTGCGGTATTTATATGAAGATATTGAGAGTGATCATCATCTCCAAGGCCGAATAATAATCCATGATCATTCTGAGTCACGCCGTTAATTGTTGATGATACGCTCAGTCTAAGATCTAGTATGCTTTGTAAACTACTCTTTGGAGTATTAGTAAAACTATCATTTGTTACAAATATCAATCTATAGAGTGGTTTGATTTCACTAGCTGGAATATTAGCTAAGTTTAGATCGGACCAAATATTATGATTTTCAGCACTACCTAAACTACTATCCTCTCTTTGACCCACAATTGCTAGTATAGGATCATTAATATCATTAGTAGCCACAATCCACATAGCAAAATATCGGTTATTAGGAACGTTTGGAGTTGTCCAAGTTCCACCAGAATACAAATTGTATTGCGCTCTTGTGCCATTATATTTAACTGGAAACGCTGTTGCGGAATCTCTTACCCATTGACCAGTAGTGCCACTATGATAGTAGGTAGGAATATAAGCAAACGGAGTTAACTCCTGAGTAAATGGATCACCATTACTCCCATCAACAATATTAATGACAATATCTTCTTGATAAAGCGTACCGTTACCGATGCTCACTTGAGCGTGAAGATCAGAACTGCCATCTCCTAATAATCCACTTGGACTAATACTTAATCCACTAATATATTGCATACCAAAAGTGTTATGGATCCATTTATGAGTAACACTATCCATTCGGATACCGTGGCGCTCTTCTCCAAAAAATGTGCTTTGATTAATATCAGCATTCCAATGAATATATGCAATTGGCACATCAGTATCAAAATTGAATTCTGTTGTTTTATTGCTTAATAGTCCAGTGCTTATATCAAAATGTAAATAGTTGAGTGCTGTTCCACTACCGATAACAACAGTTTCCGTTGCTGTTTTTCTTACTTTTATACCCTCAATATAAATATCATAGCTTACTCCAGTAGGTGCTATAGTAAAAGTTCTAGTACTATCGTTAAAACTAAGAACGCTATCTGTTCGATTTACGAATCCTTGAGGTTCTTTACTAAGAATATTAATCTCGGTATGAAGATTATTTAGTGTTAATGTTCCAGATGGATCGTTATAACTAAGATTAACTCCAGTACCAGCAACTAATAATTGAGCAACTCTATCATCAACACTTTCATCAAAATCGCTAATATTACTGGAAGATAATCCGCTTGCACTGATTGTGATACTGGATCCATTAGTTCCCAAATTTAGAGATATGCCGCTACCGGCCAAGAATCCTGTTGGTACTACGCTAGAATAAGATAATGCACTCCATTGTGTAGACCCATTTCCAATTTTCAAACGGCCAGTATCTACTTCGTATCCGGGTTCTCCGCTGGCTAAAATAATAGAACCATTCGTAGACCACTCTGAGGCAGTACCTTTTCTTAGCTTAATTGTTACTGACATATTTTGTTCCTATTTGTGGGATTATATTGTATTATACACCGTTTATTTGGCGGCGTTGTTGACAATTATCTGGCTTATATGTGCTGTCCCTCTATAAATGCTCTATCTATATCATCAGATGATAGTCCTAAAATTTGAGCCAACGGAACCAACATTTGATGATTTCTCTCTACGTATGGGGCGTATTCCCACTCAACCTTGGTAATTTCTCTCATTACTGGATCTTCTATGCTATTTATCGCAGATTCTACCTGAGCTAGTTGAATACCATTATTAATTAGCCATAATCTTATTTGTCTTGCGCTTATGCTTTCGGGAACGGGCTGGTTTATTAAAACCCATTCACCATTATGCCAGTAATGATCTTCATTTGGTTGTGGTGGTAATAATATCCATGTCTCTTTTTTAGGATTATCATTATCAATCCAACCTTGAATTAGTGAGTCTTCTAAATCTCTAATTTCATAGTTGTCTTTATGATAATATAGGGTCATTTATATATCCTTGTATGATTGGAAACTGTTGCTCCACCATTATTAGTAATCGTCAATTGACTTTTAACATCTATAAGATCTCTAACTAAAGGCGCATAAATATTTAAACTTTGTGGTCTTATAAGAGATGGGCTTATTCCTCGCGCTAATGCTAAAACCTCATCGGCTGTTAAAGCTGCGTTCCATACTCCCACCTCTGCCAATGATCCACTAAAATAGTTACTAAATGCTGATGCTGCCCGTGTTACTCCTTGAAATAATCGATTCTCACCAGTGCCGCTAGAGTTTGTAGTATTGGTAGCTGAACTACCACCATTAATATAAACTGTACGACTAGTTGAGCTAGCAAAAACGCCACAAGCATGTGTCCATGTGTTAGCGGAAAAGCCTGTAGTTGTATCAACAGCAGCAGTAGCTGTACCAACAGAAAGAATGCGAATAGGATCTCCTGCCACGGCGCCTTGAGCATTTAAACGTATACCCTGTCCCCCGGTGGCGTTATCGCAGATATTTAATAATCCTTGGTTTGTTGTAATATTAGAAGTTATAAACCAACAAGCCATTGTAATAGGAAAATCAGCAAATCGATCTCCTGTTAAAGTACTGAGATATTGAGTTGAACCATTAAAAGAATATGCCATTATAATACGCTCCTAATTTCTACAGCAATAAGTTCAACGTCTCCAGTTATAGTATCGTTAGTAGTATCACTAACATCTCTATAAATTTTAATTCTGAAGAAATCTCCAGCTGCTAATGAATCTATGGTTGTACATGTTATTGTTGTTGTGGTTGGTATTCCAGCAGTTGCGTTGGTAGCGGAATGGGCTTCTGTTGCGGTGTCAAATGAATCGGCGTCTTCATCGGTATTCATATCTTCGAATTGTATGCCCCAACGGCAATTTCCTGTAGTAGCACTAGTTGCCATCCAATGAATTCTGACGGATAATCCTGACGCTAGATTAGCATTGTCTGGTATAACTCCAACGAAGACACAGCTTTCTTCTGTAGTATCATCAAAATCTAAAACAGCAATACTATTTCTCGTATCTAACGCTGCAAATGCTGATGCTGGAGGTTGATTGTCTAAAGCGTTAAAATAACATAAAGATTTATTTTTTAGACAGGTTGCTGCACCGGCTCCTCCCTCAGTTAGATCAAGATAATATCCTCTTGTTGATCCGGTTGTTTCAAAAAATCGTAATCGATTTTGAAATAGATCTATTGTAAGATTACCACTGATCGAACTATTTGTTGCTGGTTTAGTAAGTAATATCTCGCCGCCTTCATCTCCACTAGATTGTGAACTAATAAATCTACTAGCATTAAGATCTGACGTAAATAAGCCAGAGCCAACAACATGAAGCGGAGCGCTTGGGCTTGTTGTTCCAATACCAATACTACCATTACTATTTTGCATATATAGCCTAGCAGTACCATTAGCACTTCGTAATTCTATTCCACCAGCATCTCCTCTACCGTGTTGTAGATAGGTTCGATTTGCATAATAGCTATAGCCCAAATAGGCAGAGGTATCGGTAGCCCCAAACTTACTATTTAAGTCTAATCTTGGTCCAGTGCCAGCGTTACTACCAGCGTCACCAATTCTAAGGACAGCATCATTTTTAGATATATGTAGAGTAGAAGACGGCGATATTGTGCCTATGCCAACATTGCCAACATCTGAAAGTGTCCAATTTCTACCGGCAACCAACCAGTTATAATTACCATTAGCATCACTAGTAATTTTGTTATTAACATCACTTCTAAAGATTATTCGATCATATCCCCAAGCGTTACCATTAAACTTATATGATTTTAATGCGCCAATAATACAATCACCATTATTAATGGTAAGATTAGTACCATCAAAAGTTAAGTTACTTTCAGCATTGATCCCATTAATTGATCCTGTGCTGGTTAGCACTCGATTATCTCCACTACTACTAATAGTCGGTAATAACCCGCTAACAGCAGAGTTAAAATCAGTTATATCAACACTTGTGTGAGTATGATTACTGAGAGTACTCCAAGTACTAGTTCCATTACCAATTTTTAGAATATTATTGGTAGTATCAAATCCTGGCTCACCAGATCCCAATATCGGATTAGATGTTGACCATGATGAGCTAGTGCCTTGACGAAATTTAATCAAATTGTTTACTGGCATATAAGAAACGTTTCAATTGCCTTATGGTGTCCCACCATCGATAGCAAAATAAGTTAAAACAACGGGATTAGCTGCGCTTACTCCGCTAATAGCATTATAGGTCGAACCTAAAGATAAAGCAGTCTGACCTATTGTAAAAGAACTATTTACTAATGCAGAATTGCCAACCCCGCCTGTTTTTATGCTAACAGCACCAGCTGTCACCGAAAAGTTAGCACTGTCGAAGCTAGCGATTCCCTGCACACCAGTTGTTGCTAAAGTATGGGTCGTTCTATTTACTCCGGTGACTCTACCATAAGCGTCCACGCTTACACTGCTAACAAAAGTACCGCTTGGGCCAGTTGTTGTATCTGTTTGAGATACAGATGGTAATCTTGCAGCGTTCAGTGTACCGGCGCTAATATTGTCAGCACTTATGCCCGTTATTGATGCTCCGTTGCCAGAAAATGTTGCAGTAATTGTGCCAGCACTAAAATTACCACTACTATCTCTTGACACAACATTAGAAACGCCGGTCGTAGCGGCATTTACACCTATTGTTAAAGCTGCTCCTTCACTACCACCATTGCCACCAGTAATAAAACTACCATTTGTTATACTGGCAACATAATTACCGGTAGTATCTATTCCAAGAGCCACACTGTCTGGAGCTATTGTTGCTGCTATTGATAGAGTTCCGTTAGCCAAATCTGTTAGCGTTACAGTTCCAGTGCCGGTAACATCACCTGTTAGAATACCGGTAATAATTGGATCTGGTTTACTTAATATATTGCTCCAATCAACATTCGCGTCAAGCTCACCCTTTGTTCCACTAAATACTTCGCTTGTATTAGTAGCATCTGGAATAAATGTGAACTTGCCCGTGCTATCGTCGTAACCAAAAAAACCAACCTTTGCAGATGTACCGTTGTGGTATTTAAACTCTATACCACGATCTTTATTGTCATCACTACCGGGATTAGTATCACCACCTAATGTAAATATTGGATCGTCTATTGTGACTACTGTACTATTAACGGTTACAGTATTACCATTAACAATTAAATCGTTGCCAACAGTTAAATTGCCAGTTGTACTTAGATTTCCAATATTGACAATATTTAGATTACTATCCAAAACAACCGCTTTGCCAGCAACGCCAGTTCCGGGTATACTACCATCAATATAATTTACTTCTGTTGCTGACGCTGTAACATCCGTGATAGCTGATAATGTGTGCGTATGATTACTTAAACTGATGCCAGTGACAGCTATATTTAAGGAACTAGTGTCATTACCGCTATCGGTATATGTAAGCTGTATGCCATTACCAGCAGTAATTAGATCGGCTACTCTATCATTAACGCCATCTATAAAGTCTGTAATATCTGCAACTTGAATTGTTGGATCAGAAAGAGATATGGTATAATTACCATTACTATTGGTAATGCTGATTCCACTACCAGCGGTTAAAGCCTTAACGGATGCGTATGTTAAGCTTGTCCAAGTAGTTGTGCCGTCACCAATTTTAAATAGTCCGGTATCAGTCTCAAAACCTATTTCGCCAGCTGTTAGCGTTGGATTTGAACTAGTCCAACCAGAAGCAACACCTCTACGAACTTGAATTTTTGTATTAGCTGGCATTATTGTCTCCTTTTACTATGGTGTTCCACAGTCTATATTGTATGTGTCTATAAAATCACTAAGATAGTTTTCTAAACCAATAATGTCGCTGGCAAACACAACGTTACCAACATAACCACTATTTATTTCTAAACTTTGACTTGAAATAGCTTCGATTTCTAATGTGTAAGTATTATTTGAAATAGATGCTTCTAAGCTTTGATTTAAAAAAGCTTCTATTTCTAACAAATCTGTATCATTTGAGATTGCTGTTTCTACTTCTAATGTATATAAAGTTTCATTGATTTCGATTGTGGCTGTAGTACTCATGTTTCACAATCTAGTAAAGTATTGGTATTACTATATCGTTTAACTAAAACAACATTTCCGTATAACAGTCTTACAACATCTTTTCCGCCGCCGGAATATATGTCTTCGTCATTTTGTAGCTCTAAATCGTATTTGGCTTTGTTAAAATTGAAACCATTGGTTGTTTCTGGTGGTATAATAAGTGTCAGTTTTCCTAATAATGGTTCGATATAAAATTTGTACAAACTGAGGTCGCTGTTAGTTGAAATAAATGTCTGTGTAATATTTTTATCTGTTGTCCAAATCAATCTGGCGCACCAATTTGTTAAATCTATTGCATTCCCATTACTATCTTTGTATACAAGAGATAGTCTAAAGGATGTCCCTTGCTCTATATTAAAATCATATTTTGTTGCTGCCATAATTTTTTGTACCTTTAACAGCCAGAGTATGTTACGCCACCACCATCTATCTCTGATATGGCTTTGGCTAAATTGCTTATGCTTAATACTTGAGTATCGCGAGCAGAATTTTGAACTAAAACATATTCAGTATTGCAAGCATCTGTCATTGTTGTTAATGATTGTAAATCTAGATTTGTTTGAGCAACTACCCAATCAGCATTTGTTCCACCGCCTGTTGGTCTGTCGGCTAATGCTATTACCAAATCTCCTACTTCACAAATATTACCCGCATATGTGCCAGCTGTTGTTACTTTGTAAACCCAGCCAGTTTCGTAAATTGATGGCAATGAAGTTATCGTTCCTCCAGTACCTAACGTTCCTTTAAATAAAAGGGCATCATTTAGAGATAAAACATTATCTACATAATCTGTTGTTGCTACTCCACTACCATTAATGGTTAAAGCTGCAAAATCTCCACTTGCTGCCGATAAAAACATACTACCAGACAATGATGGCGATACAAGTTCTGTCCAAGGCGTAACACCATCACCTATTTTAAATAGAAATGAATCTGTGGCAAATGCAGGTTCGCCAGATGCTAATATGGGATCAACATTATTGAAATTTTCTTCTAAATCTCTTCTTATCTGAATTGAAGAATATTGTTTATTATTGCATCTATCTAGTGTGGGTGGATAAGTTGTGCTTGTTGTGGTCGTGCTTGTTGTTGTTGTGGTTGGAGGTGCTGTGGTAGTTGTTGATAATACAGCGCACTGATACTCAGAAAAAATTGGACCATTTCCTTCTGAGTCAGCATCTATGCATTGTGGTTCAAAATCTTCTTGTGTTGCGTATTCCCAATATCCAGTATCTATACCGTCGCTTTTATAATAGGCAGCTTTATACCACTCATTTTCGTCTGGCACATAATACTTTGCTCCAGCTTTTTTTGGAACAGTATATCCACCACAAATACCATTTAAGGCATACGCACCGTCTTCTGTTGTATTATCGTCTTGATATCCGGTGGGCTTATTGTTATGTAACCAATTTGCGTATCTGGCGGCGTCGTACCAGCTTACAAAAACAACTGGTTTTTTATCCATACTATTTTTGAGATAGTAAAAATATCCACCAGATATTCCATCTCTAACAATACCACCATAGTCCGAAGAAGACATTTGAGTATTGTATAAACCGTATCTATCGGTTTTAGCTACAGCGTTTAAAAATTCTGCGTATTCGCAATTAGTAACTAGATACTTGCTAATCCAGTACTGATAAGATACGGAACCGTAGTCAGTTACTAAATCTCCAGAGTTATTTATATCTCCTACGGAACACCATCTACCAGAATCTAATGTGCCAGAAGCGGCTAATCTGAATCCTAATGAACTAAATTCATCGCCAACATTTTCTTCGAATCTTTCATGTTTTGATAATTCTATTAGCGAGCTATTCCATGCTCCACCCCTATAAACAACTTGTGTTTCCCAAATATTAGAAAATCTAGTAATTATTTCTTTGACATTACCATTTTGATCAAAAGTGCCATAAGCACTTGTTCCACCATTAGAGCCAACAGTTGTTAAATTGCCATCTAAACTATTCCAAACAGCACAACTATTATAATTTGCGGTGTTATTTCCGGCTGGAAAACTCATTTAAAATACCTTATCTAAAGTCCAAGTTACTTTTCTGGGTGGGAAACCATCAACATCGCTAAATACCCAAGAGCCATTTTCGCCCAACATATTTGCTGCATCACGCTCACGAATCCAAAAACTACCATCTGGTTGATCATGACGTTTAGGGCCGTTATTCCACAAGCCCCAACTATTTTGGACTAGAAATAGGGTTTCATTATATATTTCATGTGTATCGTCCATTCCTATCCAAGCCATAGCGTGCGCCCAAGAACCACTTCTTGCCGCTATTCCATTTTTATCTCTTCGACTAGAAAAACCGGCCATAGAACACACACTAATACAATAACCATTTGCTATTGAATCTCTCGCTTGTTCTACAGTATTTACTAATGATATTGTTTTTACTTGGTGCTTTTTTGCTTCTTTGACTAATGATTCTGGAACACCACCCCTACCCCAACTGGCGGCTAACTTACCTTCATATGAAGAAAGGTCTATGGAACCATACTTTTGACGAATTAATAAGCCGCCAGTTTTATTAACAAATCTAGCCGCACCAGAACAAGTCATACCTTCTCCACCGTGACCACGCGACCCATATATACCTTCTGTAGCCCCTCTAGCTATAAATTCTTCGCGTTCTCCATTTATAATTTCGCAACTGCGTGTTACATCTATCGAATTTCGGGTAGCATGTGAAACACAATCACCTACAACTTGTCTTTCTGATGGGCCAAAACCCGGATCAAACTTTAACAAGTTCTTAAATGGTAACGCTAACTTTCCCTTTCCGCTACCATATAGATCATATGCAGCAGCACCAAATAGTGGATGAGGTAATTCGCCTAATAGTTTATCTAAGTCTTTTGGATCACAATATGATCCAATAAAACCGTCTTTATAGGCTTTTAATAGGTCGCTTGGTGTTTTAAACATTGTATTACTTCTTCTTTGTGTTATCCTTGATATAATTTACTAATGTGTTGACCACAACTAATACTACTGGAACAACTAGAGCAGAAGCGGGACCAAGATCTATATTGGATATGTGTTCGCCAACATATGTTAGAACAGCCGCTACCCCTACTAGTAAAGCATTTTTGCCAACGTTAACAAGATCATTAACGTCCATAGAGAAACCTTTTGAAGTTAACATTTAATTACTCCTTGACTAAAGTGACACTTATTATAAAACCACCATGACTTCTATCATTGATTTTGTATGGAAAACCTACAAACTTTACATGCTCATTATTGCAATTTTGTGTTTCTTTTAGAAATTTTCTATTCATATCTACACAAGATTTGAATTCTGTAAAAAATTCTTCTCTTTCTTCTTCCTTAATGTAAGTTAACCAATCATAACCCTCCACGCTGGTAACACTGTCCGATGTCAAATCGTAAAAATTACTATTTGTCCACGTTAACCTTCCTTGCTCATCCGTTTCAAATAAAGCAGTATTGTTGTAATGTAATGCTGCCTTTGTTCTTTGTTCTATTACTTTTTGTCTATTTTCCATCCTTGAGCATGTTCCTCTAAGATCTATTATAGCATCTTTAAGGCTATTACCACCATTTGTAGTAAGCTCTTTTTTTATAGTCTCTACAGATTTTGTGATAGTTTCTTGATTATCTATAATCTGAAATATGGGCCTAATTATTTTTACCCATATTACACTTAAGAGAGTTATAGCACCACCAAGCACACTAAAAACAAATGTTATGTGTTCTGGATTATGTACGTCTAACATTTTTGCTCCCAAGATTATTCAAGGCAGAAGCCCCGATTGGAGCTTCTGCACATGAATTATGAAACTTTACTTAAATTACGATTCGTAACTGTTTCTGGCCTTATACTCGTCGGTTGTTGGACGAGCTAGAGCGCCAAAGTGATAAGTAAGTTCACCGGGAACACTTCTGGTTGGACTAGCAGCATCGTCTGTGGCGGCTGTTGAGCCATCATCAGCTTGTACATATTCAACGAGATCCCCAGCACCAGTACCTTTTGTGCGACCGGGAACTAAATCTCCATTTGGAACTGCTAGAACATTAAACTCAGCATCTTCATAAGAACCTAATTGTCTTGTTGTGACAAGCTTATGAATGCTCTTGGTAGAAACGCCTCCGGGTACGGTTAGAACACTAGATGAAGAACCGTTTACCTTGCCAGCATTTGTGTCACCAGCAGCCCTTATAAGGAAATTTTCCCCTTTATCGGGTGTATAGGCAAATGTACCAGAAGATTTTGCCTTGATAACTCCATGAGGATCAGAGGTTCCATTACCAGTAGCAGTATTGACTACTACTTGTGAACCATATTCCGAACCGGTGTTTAAATCTTTGACTGCTATAACTTTTGTAACTGGACTGCCAGCGGGAACGTTGCCAGCATTTACTACTGTTCCGCCATTGTTAACGGTAGAACCGCTACCTTTTGCTGTTGTAGATGCCATAAATTGTCTCCTTTAAAATGTAATATTTTGAACAATTTCCACATCCTTAACAGTCCAGTTCCTAAGTTTATATACACATTCAAGCAAATTTCTTTGCTATCTTGTTTAATACAGTGTGCATTTTTCTTCTAGTACTTTCTCTATTTTTAGCGTATTTTTCAGCCATTTCTGCTATAGTCATATTCGAAAGCCTATCCAAAAATATCTCTTTTTCATTTTCGTCTAGTTCATCTAATATATCTATCATCATGTACTGATCTTTATTTGACTGTATGTTGTCATGTAATTTACCAGTATTTCTAGCCGATTTTTGATAAAACTTTATTTCTTTCATGCACTCTATGAATACTCCATTGTATAGATATGTAGTAAACTTAGCACCCTTTTGTGGATCATGATTTACAAATGTTTTCCAAAGAGCATTAAGCTGACAAGTTTTTATCGTGTCTCTATCCAGCTGATTAGAAAATCGCTTAGATGCTTTGTTCATGATTTTGACTATATTTGTATCTTTAAGAGCATTTTCAATTTTTTCACTCAAGCAATCCATGTATCTCTCCTTATATTAATTCTTCTTCTATATTTTTACGAACTTCCTTAAAATCAAACAATTTACCAATCCCTATAAAAAATCTATATCTACTAAGCACTTTCAAAACTTCTACGCCAGCGGTCGAGTCCAAAATATTTTTCACGCTTGGTGTGATATCAAAATTTGTATGACCAATCCAACAATCGAAGCTAGAAAGCATTGATATATCTTCTATAATCTGTGCTGTTAGCGGCAATATAGGTGATATAATCTTTGATTGATCTTTTTCACCTAACCCCAAGTAGCTCTCATCGTCCTCGTCTTCGTTTTCGGAATCATCTTCATCATCTATAAAGTGTGTGTGCAGCGATGCTATATTTTGCATAATATTCGTTAACACTGGCGAAGATAATTGTTTTTCTATGTAATCTTCGTATTTTTGCCACGCTATTGTTTTCTGGTCTTTCATTTTAAACTCCTATCGGAACATCTCAGATGGCTTGACACATGGCTCATCTTTTATTCTTTCTTTTGCAGAATTGATGATTTTATTTCTTATGCTTGTTTCTACTTTAGAGAATAAGTTTACTATTAGATCAAATCTGTTTTGTTTTGTGAATGAATTTTTGATTATGTTGACAGTATCTATGTAAAACGCATCGCTACCAAGTATTTCAAGTAAGGAGCCTAAAGCCTCTACTGATTCGGCGTCATAATCAAGTAACTGTACATCTATTAAGGCATTATTGTCACCGCGTTTAATCACATAACTTATAGAAGCTAAAGTATCTTCATCTTTTTGATTGTCTTCTGATTTTTTGCTAAAGATATTAAACATGTTTTAGTATAGCCTCCGCTGTATTATTCCAGCTAAATTGTTTTGCTGTTTCAACTCCATTATAATTAGTCTTTAGTTGACCGCACTGTTTTAATTTGTGAACTTCTCTCATATAGTCAACAAAGTTGTCTAGTTCTTTAGAAGTGAGTTTTGCCCAATTTCCTTGACCAAAAAACCACTTACCATCTTTGGCTAGTTCTTTTTCTTTTACGTCTACAAGATATGCATTATTTTTTGTGCAGAACTCTGTGTGAGCAGAATAATCAGTTGAAATGACAGATTTGCCGCAAGACATAAGTTCCAATAATTCTAAATTCCAACCCTCTGCTCTAGACGGAAATATTCCACAGTCTACTTTAGACATAATACTATACACTTCTTGCTGGCTGGATAATCTGGGAAGAAATTTGATTTTTGAACCTAGATTTGATTCTTTATACAAAGAGTGCCACTGTTTTGTTTCGTCTGCTTGTAGAAATGGATTCTCGCACATTAGCCAAAGTTCAACATTGTCGGTCGGAGAAAATGCATCATTAAAAATATCTACTAGAACATCGTGACCTTTTCTTATTTCCCACTTACCACAGTTAAAGAAAACCGTGTTGTTTTTTGGATCATTGTTTTCTTTGCTATCAAAGATTGTTCTGTCAACACCAAGCGGAACAACAAATACACAATCTTCATTTATGCTTATATTAGATAATATGACTTCTTTGGCCCATTTTGAGCATACAAATATTTTATCAAGTGAAGATAAGTGATGTCTCTCTACGTCTGAGAAAGTGTCTAATTCAAATATTGGAAATCCTATTTTTGTGCCTTTACCAACAAATTGTGACATGTCGTGTTGATGCCAAATTCTGATACATGGGGATTTAAAGTCAGGTTTTTGACTATTCTTGATAAGTTTAGATATTATATCAGCATCTTGCTGGTTAGATATTTGTGGTTGTCCAATTGTCCATAGTGAAACATCGGTTATTTTAGACAAAGCTTTTACGATATTTAGGCCAGCTATTCCGTAGCCCAATTGATTTATTGGCGATATTACATTAATCATTTTACATCTCCGAAAAAAAGAACCATCTAGATAGTAGATTTACATCTTTGTGTGAGTTTATGAAAGAAAGATATGATATCAAACTCCCAGATGAATCGAATATATGTTCATGAGGTAGCATAAAAAATAACCAATTTGGTGCGTATTTTTTACCTTGTTCGCACCAAACAAGAACGGGTTTTTTTTGCCTATTAGCTGTTACTATTTCCTCATAAGACCCACATGCATGAACATTCAAGTCAATGTGAGCAACTATAAAGTCAGATATATCTACGCATCTTAGGTCCGCATTTCTTATGAATGAAAATTTCTGCTTTATCTTGTGATATTGCCCTGTTTCTTTATAGTATTCTATCCACCACCTAGTTTCATCATCTTCTTTAACTCCATGTATTGGTTTATCACATGGATTTATTATTTTAACGCCAAAATTCTCTATCATAGGAGTGATCTTATTACGCCATGACACGCCGCCGTCTTTGACTCTATCCATCGCTCCTACTAAATATGTTTTGGTATTTCTAAGATTATTTATTGAATCCATCATTATCACTCCACCATATTTTGGTAATACTAAGCGCATTAAGTATCTGAGAACATTTTTCGCACGGCTTGCTGCAACGAAGCTCTCCGCGTTTATTCAATCTGACAATTACCATCTTAAGCGAATTGTCTATATAATGCTTGCCCCACAATCTTGATATCAAGTCTGTTTCAGCATGAAGATACGGATGTTCTGTATCTGTGTTAAATCTCTTAGCAAGCATAAGTGCTTGAGGATGTGTCTTCTCTGGATTATTTTGTCCTATTGCTAGAAGTCTGCTTTTTTTAAACCCAAAAGCAAAATGAAAAAATTTGTTCTTTGAGTTTCTAGCATTTTTTGCTTTGGGCAATAACGATAGTGCTATATCTACAGATTGTTCTATTATTGACATGTTATTTCTTAAGGGCTATGAGTAAAAATTCTTGAACACTTTGCGGAACGCTGTTAGATGAAAAAACTTGCTTGGTCTTCTTGGTTGCTTCTGATTTCTTCATTCCTAATGCACGTAAAGCCTCTACGCAGTCGTTATAGAGTTGTTGTGTCTCAGCACTGATCGTTTCTTTGACACTGGTTATGTGTATGTTATTTGTTGTTCCGGTAGAATTTTCTACATACCCTATAACGAACAGGTCTGTTGGAGTATTGGGATTTGCTTGAAAAAAAGCTTTGACGGCATAATACAGAAAAAACATTCCGAATAATACAGCAAGCAAATTTCCGACATATGGTTCTGGTTGTGGATTCATTGTTTCCTCTAGCGTAATTGTACTTGTGCTATCGGCATTTGTCAAGCTGCGACGTTAATAAAAAGACCCGTCTACATTTCTGTAAACGGGTCTAAGATCACCAAGCTAGATTATAATTCAAGATTTCTCATCGCTGGTTACAGCATTTGATGGTCCAAGTGAAATCTCATCTGCCATTACGCAGATCGAATTCTTTGTATTACCATCCTTATCTTGATAGTCATCTATCTTTAACTTTCCTTGAACACCAACTAGGCGACCTTTTGTTAGATGCTCTGACAACGCTTCTGCCATCTTACCAAAACAAAGAACGTTTAAATACAGCGTATCTTCATTTCTTCTATCGTTGACGGCCATGCGAAACTTAGCCATACTAGTACCCTTTTGGGTTGTACTAAGTTCTGCATTCTTTGTTAATCTACCACAACCAAGCCAAGTATTAATATTCATACAATCATACCTCCAGTGCTGAACGAATTCTACCTCTTACTACTTGAGTATCACCATGATTATATGTGCCTAGGGTAGCACTATAAACATTTCTAGCAAACTTTCTTGAAATACCGAGTAAGCGAGCAGCATACTCTGTTTCATCTCTTGTATTATCAAAAAGACCAAAACCACTCTTATGTGCTAGGGCTGTAATTGGATTAAGTGTAAATCCACGATTCCAGCCGCTTTGAATCTTTGCTACAACTCTGTTGCCATCAACATCCCAATGATATGAATTAGCAACATTCTCTAATCTATCAAAAAATTCCGAACGATTCATAATATACTCCTTACAATGCTAATTAGTTTGCACTCTCTTTTTGGTTTAGTGCCTCTATCTTCATTATACCTTCGTTTAGATAATTATTCAGCTTGTCGATTTCTGTTTGGATCAAATTTTTTTGGTTAGTTAGTTCTTGAATTTTATTTGCTACATTTTGTAGATGAGCTTTTGCCATTTCTACTATCTCTTGCATAATTTCTCCTTAATTTAACTCATAGGTTACATAATCTAAAACTTTTGTGTGTGACCACCCATCATGATAATTTCCATCGGTACATAACAAAGCTAAGTCTTTGTAGTTATTTTGAAGTACAAATATCAAGTTTGATAAAAACTCTGCTTTGTCATTCTTAATGCATTCTTCAACTAGAAGTTTTATGTCTTTTAATTCTATTTTATCGCTCATATAGTGTTACTTCTACAGAAGATTCCAAAAATAAAGATTTAGAAATTTCAAAGTCATTTTGCCAGCGTTCTGGCATATTATTATACGACACTATTCTAGTTATTCCTGCTTGTATTATTATACCAGCACACCTTGGACATGGCATAAAAGGATAAGTATATAAAGTACAGTTGTTTAAAGATCTACCAGCAAATAAAATGGCATTCATTTCTCCATGAATAATGATTTTATATTTGGTGTCTCTATCTTCTAACCTTTCGTCATCCGTAATATTTTGTGGAAAACCATTATATCCGATAGATATTATCCTATTATTTTTGTCTGTTATTACAGCACCAACTTTCGTAGATGGATCTTTTGACCAACTAGAAATAAATTCTGCAAGATCTAAAAATCTATAGTCCCACTTCATAATGACTTATCAAAATGAACTCTGTTGACCCTTATAAATTCTGCACATTTAGGTAAATCTTTGAGCGAGGATGCACCAACATATGCACAAGCACTACGAATTCCACCGAGTATATCAGACATTACATCTTCTGCTAATCCCTTATATTTTACAGTAATTACTCTACCTTCGCTAGATCTATAGTTTTTTACACCACCATATTTTTCTTGAGCTTTATGTGAACTCATTCCATAAAATGTTAATAATACTTTTCTCTTTTCTGTATTGTATCCCGGCTCTATTGGTTGCCAGAATTGTTTTGATGGTCCACATGGTTTGGTAAGATATTCATACTTCCATTCGCCTTCGCACTCTTCTGTTCCAGCAAACATTCCTCCAAGCATCACAAAGTCTGCATTGGCAGCAAACGCTTTTACAACGTCTGAGGGAGTTCTACAGCCACCATCAGCACAAATCAAGCCTCCAACACCATTTTTATTTGTTAAGCCGTGTGCGGCGTGAGAGCATTCGGAAATTGCTGATAACTGTGGATATCCAACACCAGCTTTTAATCTGGTTGTACAAGCAGATCCGGGACCAATACCTACCTTCACAATATCTACTCCACCATGAAGTATTAATTCTTGTACCATTTCTGGTGTACAGATATTACCCGCCATAATGATTGGTCGATTACCAAATGTGTCTCTAACCCTTCTGCAAAAGTTTACAAAATCATCCGTATAACCATTAGCAACATCTATGCAAATATTCGGTACATCCTGTATTGTCTCTGAAAATTGTGCTAACTTTAGTAGGTCTTCATCTTTTATACCAATTGTGTACCAATAATTTCTTAAATCTGATAGTCTTTCACGATGATTTTCATTTGAGTAGTGTTTGTGTAGGCACACTATGTTATTGAACTTGTTACATAAAGCATCGGCCATATCAAATGTGCCGGTTGTATCCATATTTGCAATCATTATTGGAACACCGCTCCAACTTTGAGAAGAGTGGTAGAAATTAAACTTTCTATCTACCAACACACTGACCCTTGAAGCCGCTCGCGATCTCTGTGGAACGAGTAGGACATCATCAAAGTCTAATTTTGTGTCATTAATTATTTTCATACGATATCTTCCAAATAAAAGGATTTGAGATTATGATACTCCATTATGTCCGCGTTGACTTGTTTTATGATCTCGTTCATAACTTTCTTTATTGTCTTACTTTCTAGATGTCCTATCTTTGAATTAGTTATATTCTTAGTCGAGAATCCTAATTGTCTTATTCTCATGAATATTAGATCATCACCGTAGATTATTTTTATGGGGGCGGGAATATTTTTCCATAGTTTTTTCTTTAAACCAAAGAACCAGCCCGTCTTATTATTGTCTGGATTTCCAAAAGTTTCATTAGTGACGATTGAAGAGTCTTGATTTGTATTAGAAGCTAAATAATCTGATAAAGAGTTAATATTGAGTGTTTGTATAGAACATAGCCCGCAGGATTCATCATTTAATAAATTGTCAACAATATCATAGTTGTTTTCGCAACAAGCTATATCGTCATTCATTATCAATATATTGTCGGAGTCTGCTAGATTTACTCCAAGATTCCAAGCGGGATTAACAAATATGTTCTTTTTTAGAGTGATCTTTTGTACTTTTGGAAGATCAAAATCAAACTCTCCTTTGCTGGTATTATCTATTACAAATATCTTGTTTACAGATTTTGCTTTATTAGCTTCATTAAGTGAATAATGAAAAACTTCTGGATCAGACTGCATCAAAGTTGGAATAATGATATCTAACATAGTTTTTTATGGTGTGTGAAGGATTCGAACCTCCGAAGTGTAAACATCTGATTTACAGTCAGACCCCTTTGACCGCTCGGGAAACACACCGAAAGCATAACGGAGCAAGTTTCCCCACTCCGTTATACTCACTTTCAGTAAATCAAACACTAACAACTTCACGATTAAGACGCTTCGCCAAGACTTGATTAATCTTCTCAATCTTGGCTGTAACTTCAACAATCCACTCACGATTACGCTGCTTGCGTTGAACATATTCAACATCATCACTGGTCATATGAACAACCTTGTCGAAGATGCTATCGAACTCAGCAACAACCTCATAGCGACAGCAACGAAGCTTTTGAAACTTATGATCCGTTGGGACACTAACAACATCGCGTGGATTAACCTTGCAGATCATGAGACGATTACCACCACCCTTGTCATCATCATCAAGATCAATACCGCCATAACTCTTAGCATAGTCAATCGCACCAACATGAAGACCGTGACCGCACCCATTATCACGATTACTGTCTACCGTAGTACGTGCGACCTGACAGGTCGATCCAATGCTATTGTCAAAAGTGCCAGAGTAAATATCCTTATAATCTTCGCGAACAGCCTTGTATGCAAGGAAACACCCATCATAAGTAATGGGCATATTCTTGTTCTCCATGAAATCGAACAATTCGACAACGGCATGATCAGAAGGATTCTGACTAAGATTGTCAAGGAAGTTAAGCATTGGCTCAAAAGGAAAGCCCTGCTTAACCATATCAAGAATAGTGCTTGTAAACATATTCGGCATCTTGATACCATCCCAACTCAAAGAACCATCTGTGCAATTAACATAACCCTCACAGTAGGCATTAACGTGAGAAACAATATCGTAAGCTGCTTCAAAATGCTCAACATTGTTACTCTTAAGATGATTGATCAACTTATTATAGTTAGGGTGCGACTTGCCGAAGCAATAGGTCTGACCGCTAACAATCGCAGTAACCGTACCATCATTTGCAATAATATACTTTGTAGACATAATATTTCTCCTAGTTAATTCAGATACGACTCAGAATATTGGACATATTTTCGGCAGACTCAATCGTGTCGATATAGTCAACCACAATCTTAACATCATTTTGACTAACACCACCATAGTATCCCATATTAGCAATTACCTTGAGCATAGGATACTTCTGTACAGCGTCATCAAATCTCTTAGAGAACTTTGTGTTATCAATCTTTGTTGCAGACAAATCAACGCTATTACAATTCGGGATGATAGTACTCATGGCACGAACAAGTTCCATTTCATGACGCATAGAAGTGATACGCTTCTCATACTCATTATACTCAGCGACAACCTTCTTTGCTTCATTGTCTGTTTTTGTGGCACTAAAAATATTTGCAAACTTTTCATTTTTATGAGCCGACAAACCGCAGCGAATGTTACAATCAATAATATCTTGCTTATGGTCTGCAACAGCCTTGTTAAAAACTGTGAGCATAACACTAATAGCATCACTCCAGTTGGAACGCTCCGCAAGTTTACGATTCTTAATCACAGAAGGCTTAACAGCATAAAAGGTCATGCCATCAACGTCATCTGGATAATACTTGTGCATAAAGCTAAGAACATTAGCAATATAACTCTCACTCATATCCTTATAGCCAATCGTGATATTGCCCTTTGCTTCAGTAAGATAGTACGCATTCTCATACTTGACACTCATGTTGCACACTTCAAATTGACCAGTTTCTTCATTAAAGACTTGAATATGAACGGGTGGAAGACCATCGCTAGAACCAGAACTGCTTCTATCGTAGGTGATCTTGGGCAAATTAGAAGTCTGAACAACATCATCTTTGGTCGCTCCACCAAGTATATCATACAAACCGTTGTTGTCAACAGTCTCACCGTCCTTAAGTTTGTACACATAGCACTTTTGTTCATCACCGTATGCTCTTTGATCCTCACGCATAAATTGCTTGATACGACTCAGGCCGCCGCGAGTCAAATCATCAACAAACACTTTCATATCGCCAGTAAAGTTGACGAACTCAACATCTTTAGAGCTATTGATTTTCTTACGATAAGAAGACTTACTGAGGAATGTAAGTGAAAGCTTATTCTTAACGTTAATGCTCTCATTAACAATATTGTCGAAAAGCTTCTGGCCGTTCCAAGTAATAGACTTCTGAAGCGATTCAATAGCATTCTTGATAGAAGAACACTGGTCGCTAATTTGAACATACTTGATACGAGCCTTATAAAGCGAAGGCTGGCTCTTAATCTGATCCTCAATTTTAGATGCAATCTCAGAAGTGATGCGATTAACGATACTCTTGATATTGATCTTAGTATCCTTACTGTAGGACAGAGATTCACGACTAGGAGTAATATCAACATCACCAATATTCACAAAGATACGCAGACCGTCAGAATACTGGATGAATCGTGCTTCTTTATTATCGCCGTCGCCCATGATTTGGAAATGATCAACAGGGTATGCGATCTGACCCATGATAATCAGATTGTTGTCAGCATTGTCATCAAAGTACCAACCATCACCAGCAAGAACCTTATCAATTTTATTGAAGGAAATCTTTTCGCCAATAAAGTTGGGCTTAACCTTGAAAAATTCGTACACCTTATATGCTTCAGCATAAAACCTATTTACATCATTGGAATTGACTTGAATAGAAACCTTGATGCCGTTAGGTTCAGTTGTGTCATTCTCATGCATAAGAGAAAACACGGGGCTTCCATCTTCATTCTTGTAGGCATTATAAATACGCTGCTTGCCATCAAGATAAGCCTCTACGGTAAAACTATCAGCATAGGCAAACGGAGCCTTGCTACCAAGACCAAGGCAACCAACGGCATCGTTGCTATTATTGCGAGTGCTGCGGAAATACGTAGTATACAGTTGCATACAATCATCGTGATTCATGCTAGTGCCATAGTCACGAATAAAGAAAACAGGATTCAGAGCGGTAGGAAGATGAACGTCGAACGCAACGTCACGCTTGCCAGCATCAACATGAGAATCGTAAGCATTAGTAGAAAGCTCACGAACAACTGCGAGAATCTTGTTAGAATACAGACCGTCAGACAGAATAAAGAAAGCCTTAGACGATGCTTCGATGCTAAACTTAGACTCTTCGAAGTTACCAGACTTTTCAATGACGTTATTACCAGCGTGAAGTTTCATAATGCAAAATCTCCTACAAGTGCTAAATTACTGAACGTGCTTCAAGTATACCAGATGTATCGGCACTGTCAAGCGGTGTGCTTGAATTTTTTTTCTTCGATGCAAAAAACTATAGGCGACAACGAGAAATCTACCAAATTTCCATCTGCGTAATCGTTCCATTCATCAAGAAAGCTTTTAACCAAATTTATGTCTTCTGTGCAATATCTATATGAAGTGTAATCGTTTATGTCATCATTCCATACAATTACAGAATCATATCCAGCCTCTACGTTACGCGGATCATCTTTCAAAGCTCTTGCAGAGCATAATTGTATTGGAGAAAAATTATTACTCTTCATAGAACGAACTATGTCACCCTCAAGCATTTCTACTTTAATTTTCATTTCCAGCCTAACGCCTCCGAAACTATTGGGAATTGCTGAATAAAAATATCCTTAACATCATTTGCTATATCCATATGTTCTTTTTGTGTTCCATTTGATGATCTAAGATTTATGTAGTGAATCCACGATCTTATACTTCCGGTCATGTATAATCTTGTGGGAGTAGCTAGTGGTAGCACAAATCTAGCACATTCTTTTGCTATCCCATCTTTTAACATTCCTTCGTATAAAGCGACAGATTTAGAAAAGTGTTCTCTTATTTTGCTTCTCCACTTCGCCTTTGTTTCTATTGGCACATCGTCTACACTATTCTGTCTGTTTTTAGAATCTTGACTTCTCAATTCAAATAGTGGTATATCTTCCATTAACAATGTGGCGTCTGCATATCTTTGGCTAAATTCTTGAAATGTAAAACTTCTATGCCTCAATATTTGAGCAGCAATACCTCTGGAAGTATTTATTTCTACTGTCATATATCCTTGCTCAAATATGCTCCAGTGTTCGTGCTTTATACAGTAAGAGATCAGTTTGGAATATTCATCATTGTCTTGATTATTAGGATTACTTACTCTGGCACAATATGCTATCAATTTTTCAGCATCTGGCGTTGTAGATATTAGTTTAACTGACATTTGTTCTCCAGTTTCAAACTTTGTGGTTCATCAATCTATTGTAGCGTCGAGATCTTTATTTGTCAATCTTCTTTTTTCTTCGCTCAATTATTTCTTTTACCCATCCCGCATATTTACTCACTCTAGTATGACCAGCTTCATCGCCATACATAGATTTAGGAGCCTTTCCTTCTGCCATAACACAAGAATTTATACCAGCTAATTTTCCATCGATGAATAACCCACCACCGCTGTCTCCACTGGCTATAATAAATTCTAATTCAGTTCTTCCTTCTCGTATTGTTCTACTTGGTGTGCATATAAGCAAATCTCCAGAAATATTATCTACAATATTGGATCCGGCCCTTTTTTTACCATCGGATATTTTTTGACCATCAAGAAAAGTTCCGGTTAATCCGTATCCAGATATGCAACAAATTTTTCCAACCTCATCTTCTGTTTCATATAGCGGCGGGTAAAAATCCAACTCTAAAGGTTCAACCAGATGGCATAATGCTATATCAGCAACGCCAAATGATCCATTAAAATCTTTGTGCAATATTATTTCATCTGTCAATATTACTGTTGAATTTTTTACATGGACTCCGCAATGCTTTGCACCCTTTACAACATGAGCCGCTGTTAATATCCATTCTGGATTAATTATTACAGCAGATGCACAGAATAGTTGATTATCTTCATAAAGACCGCACACACTTAAAACATATTCAAATTTTTTGCCATATTCAACATATTTTTCATCATTGGTCAACGGGTCTGTTGTTCCAGCAAATAAAGAAGACGCTATCAACAAAAAAGAGAACATCGTTTTAGTTAGACTTATCATGATATGGCCTCGTTTGGATTTTGGATAAATATAGTCTAGAATCTTCCTCAACGTTTGGATTCCAACTTTTATAATCCATCAAATGGCCGAATATCAAATGGCAAGTTTTGCCGCACAATGTTATTAAATTATTTGGATCAAGTTCTCTAGATGGGTCTTTATGTACTGGTATTTTATGGTGAACTTCTAGATCGTCTTTTCTGCCGCAAGCTTGACAATATGGCTGATGTTTTATATGCTCTTTTCTTACATCGCCCCATTGAGGCGACCTTTTACCAAAAAATAGAGATTTAAAAAATCCAAACATCGTTATCTCGCATATACTATATTACCATTATTATACACTTTTATGCATCCAGTTTATTTCTAAACACTATAGAATATCGGTTATTTTCTACTGGAGATATGGAGTGTCGCCATTGCCAACGAATAATACCTCTCATCTGTATCAACATCTTAGGCATTAATACCAATTCAAAATGCTCTTTTCCATTAGTGAATTTCATTGTTGCTGGCGAATTCAAGCTTAATATTGTGACCACTGGCCCACTAGCAACCCGATCAATATGTGGATGAATACAATCTCCCGGCAAATATTCATTGATGTTGATAGTGTCTGGTTTGTAAGTTACAATATTGTCT